ATAATTTAAAAGCCATTTTTAATCCTTTTCTTTTTCGTTTTCGAAGTTAGTAAATTTAAATGTAACGTCATCTGGAGTTAAAGATACGTTATAATCTTGAGTAAAAGAAATATCGGAAGTATCTAAAGTAATACTCATACCATCAGTAATATCCATTCCATCAAATGTGATAGAACCTATATCATACTCCCCAGAAAAAACATAATCATTAGAACCAGTAGTCAATGTTATATTTTCTTCTTTTTCTTTTTTAGGAAATGCAACAATTTTGGCAGTGTTATCTAAACCATTAAGTCTATTATACATTTCTTCTGCACTTACAGAATATGAATATTCATCGAACAATTCCGCCCCTGCAGTAGAGTGGTAATCTTCATCAGATATACTGTCAACATGTTGAATTTCACCTTTCTTAATCCAATCAAATCCAGCTGCAATCAAAAAGATTTCGATTTTCTCCAACACTTCACCAAGTGTTGCATCTGTCGCATCGAATGAATGAGTAATAACCTCATCATTACCAGCATCGGTATGTACACTACTAAGCGTGTACTTTGTACTGTAATCTATCATTATTAATCTCCTGAGAATTTTTTCTCTGTCTGTTTATATACGCCTGTCGTTGCCAATATTGTCTAGTCCTTGACCTTGCGATACGCAATCTAATCCTTAATTGATTTATATTTCTCTTTTTCATTATATACTCCACAATTATATAGGTTATTAAAAAAAACTATCAATCGTAATATCTGCCTTATATCTTGCAATATTACTCTTATTATGTTTTATATCATTACTATGAATGAACGGCATATCATCACACCATTCGTATTCTGTTTCGCCGGGCCTTTTAATTTTCCATTGCAAATCTTCATCCTTTGGATATTGATTTGTCCAACAACATGTAGAATTTTTATTCATATATTTTCTATCTGTCTTAGTCAATGGATAGATATATCTGAACTGTTTACCCCAAACTCTTGAAAACCCCATATCACCCATTTTGGCGTCATTTGGTCGAGGGCCATACTTCGTATCATGTCTACCCATCTCTTTCTTCATCTTCCTCTGTATAGTCCTAAAATGCACCTTCTCGCCTGTCTCAGAGACATATACATCAGACCATATAAAACCACCATAAAGAAAGTTTGCAGACTGGTAAACATATCCTGGCTTTCCAACTATTCCATCTGCCCAAGTGTACAGATATTTTGCATTTGTATTTTCACGCATCCACTTTACTGTTTGGGACAACATTTGGGATTCGGAGTTTCTAGGCATAGAATCATCCATGCACATCTTTCCAATTTCAAAGTAATCAGAAGTTGTCAAATCTGGAAACATTTTTTTAATTGTTCCCATCGGATTGGTTCCCCATCCTAAAGTTAAAACCCCAACTAACTTATCATCTAAGTGAAACCCTAGATAATGTTTAGTTAGTCGAGGCATAACTGCAGAATAATGGCGTTCTGCAACAAATACAGAAGCATTATTCTTGTGAAGGGGTCTTATATCATACATTAAACAACCGTGTAATCGCCCATAGTGGTTCGTTGTTCAACTTCATTCCACATATTTTTTTGATCTAGATAACTCAACATATTTTCTGGAGTTGTTTGTACATATGGATCATCATCACTTCCATCGTTATTAATGCCTGGCTCTTGCCACCAATGTTCAATAACACCGTCATTAATAACACACATATATCTCCAACTACGCATACCAAACCCTAAATGGTTTTTGCCAATTAACATTCCCATAAATCGAGTAAAGTTTCCAGAACCATCTGGAATAACTTTTACATTTTGAATGTCCTGTGCTTTGGCCCATGCATTCATAACAAATGCATCGTTAACCGAAATGCAGTATACTTCGTCAATACCATATTCTTTAATCTTTGAATAATTACTTTCAAAGCCAGGCAATTGATATGTAGAACAAATAGGTGTAAATGCGCCAGGCAAACTGAATAAAACTACCCTCTTACCTTTGAACAGATCATCACTTGTTACATCTTCCCAACGATATGGGTTTTGGCCTTCGATTGATTCATCCCTGACCCTAGTTCTGAATACCACACAAGGTGGCGTAAATCCTTCTATCATACAGCCGGTTCTCCTCTCATCATAAATTTTCTTTGTTTTCTAAAATCTCCCCATACCTCACTCGCCTTAACCCTTATGAAAGGTTTATTGGTTTCTGAAGTATTTGGATTTGGAATTGTAAGAACTACATTCTTACCTTGTTGCCATGCCTCTCTTTGACGAATTGCGTGTGCAAGAGTACCCTTTGGGTTTTTGGTTCTATTCTGCCGTGATACACTTCGCCGTTCGCCCTTAGAGGTGTAATTTTTTCCTGTTGACTTACCGCCCATTATTCTAAATCTCCATATTCTCTGAGTCTTTCAAATCGAAATGATCTCCATCCCTCTTTTTCTAAATCCCAAACAACAATAAGGTTTGGATCTTTTTCTTTTTGCACTGAGCCTTCTGCTTCTACTGGATTATCAGGCCACGGCACGATCTTCGGGTTTGTCGTGCAGTGCATTACTCTTAGAGTTCCGTCTGCCTTTTCGAACACCACTCGTTGTGCTTTTTCTTGTAGGATTGCCTTTAGTGTTGGTGCGTCCAGATTTGATATTGGACTTTGTTGTTGCATTTGTTCTACCATTATTTTTCACCTTTTTTGTATTTACATTTTTATCATTATCGCATGATTTTTTGTATAAGTCAAGATAAAATTTCCAATGTTTTTCAGTATCATTATATCTTGCATCGTATAATATACCCCAATCATCTATTCCCCAAGATAATAAATGTTTACCATGTTTTGTTTCTTTGGTAATTGCAACCTTTGCGCCATGTTGGCCTGGAAATTTTAGTTGTTTATCAATTAAATTAGTATCAAACTTTTGTCTGGGTGGGGGTGGGGGATATGAACGAGGTTTCTTTTTTGGTTTTGCAGGGGCTGGTTTTGGGCCCTTATACCCAATCTCATACCACTTGGGTTCTGGTGGTAATGATGCTGCCCGAGCGGCCTCCATCTCTGCTTTGGTTCTGCGCTTCCTCTTTTGTTTTGGTTTTGAGGATTGAGACTCGGCCGCTCGGGCGGCTTCCATTTCTGCCTTTGTTCTTCTTTTCCGTTTAGGTTTCGCTTCCGTCTTCTTCACCATTATCATTACCAATCAATTTTTCTGCACTCTTGTCATCAATGACTTCACGCATATCCATGATTTTTTCTCGCCCTATTAAATCTATTATAAGATTTGTTAAGTCGATTTCTTTGCGAATGAAAAACATTTTATTATTTAATTTTTCCAACTCTCGTTGATAATATTCAAGCTCTTTTTCTTTTCGAACTTTTTGTTCTATTATATCTGTTAGAAGAATTATTTTTCTTTCTTTGTTTTCCATCCAACACCTATATGTTGAGCCACATCAGCACCATATTGAAGCATACTAGGAAAACCGTGACCAGCGTGACTCTTTCTACATCCCTATCCAAGTATCTCCATCAGATAGTCACTTCTGATCGAGGACACTTTTCAATTAGTATGCTTCAATATGGTGCCGCTAGAGAGATTCGAACTCCCGACCTACTGATTACAAATCAGTTGCTCTACCAACTGAGCTACAGCGGCGTGTTTTCTATTTCACTTTCTTTTTTTTTAATCCAGTCTTTTAATTCACACACTTTTTCAACATACATCATATACGCTTCATACCATTCTGCATCTCCAGTAAGTATCCATTGTTGACTACACTGATCGGCATTCTGAACTAAATTCTTAATTATGTTTTGGTATTTGTCCCTAAATCCAAGTGACATAACTGTTCCTATTCTTTTAAAGTTAACTCCAACTTAATTAGAATGGGCCTTCCATCAACAATCATTGCAGCATATGTATCTCCACTTTGAATTTGCAAATCCTTGGGAGACTGACTACTATTTAAAAGTATATTCCCTGCAACATCAATATCAAAATTTTTCTTCGTAGTTTCCATTCTCATAATATATATACATCCTTTTTCACTCCTCATCAAATTCACTTAATAGCCAGTGTAACTCAATGAGGAGTGATTGTCAATAGGTAAATTTATTATTTACCGTAACCCTCTGGGCGATAGTAGTATGGCTTATCCTCACCAGAGAACATGTTCTGCATCGAACCTTCACCATCTGCATCAAAGTCTGCTTTGGTGTTTGCAGATGCAGAGAAGTTCATAGAGAAGGTTGCAACACCACGGCCTTCTGCGTCACCGTTCATTGTAGATGATGCGCCACCAGACGAATTGCCATTGCCATCATTGATAAATGCAAATGCAGAAGTCGAAGTCATTGCCAAAATTGCGATTAAAGTTTTCATTGTATTTTCCTTGCACCAATTGGTGCGGTAGTGCTAATATATTAGTAAATGATTAATTACTAACAGATACTAGTATATATCAAAAAAGTATAAGAAATCAAGACTTTTTTGCACAGAAATTTTTTATGGGGTATAAGTTTATTTTATGTCGTATAATGTATACTCACATGTGATTTCTTCACCAGGCCAAATATCTCTAATGGCAACAATAAAGAACCTACTATCTTTTCTAATCTTTACTATATTAGGTTCGTCAGAGTGATTATAAAAAGCACCCAATGGAGTTCTTTGTAATTCTTCTCCCCAATAAAAATGTGACATTCCGATCTCTGTTCCTTCTTTGATCGGTTTTACACACCAAAGACCAAGTCCATGTATACCTGATTTTTTTATTGTTACTTCTTCTGGTAGAGGTTTATACATCTTGTGTCCTTACTCTTTATTTGGCTCCCAGAGAGGGGTTCGAACCCCCGACCCAATGATTAACAGTCATTTGCTCTACCAACTGAGCTATCTGGGAATAATCCTACTTGGAGTGAGTGACAGGACTTGAACCTGCATTATACAGATTTGCAATCTGCTGCGTAACCATTCCGCCACACTCACAAATTGGTCGGGGTAGCTGGATTCGAACCAACGACCCTCTGCTCCCAAAGCAGATGCGCTACCAGACTGCGCTATACCCCGATAAATTTTTAAATACACATGACTTGCAGTCTTTCAAACCCTTGTCCTATGCACAGGAAAGCAGGTGCATCTACTCTCATGTGTACTTAGAAATTTATTAGTGTGGGCAGGGTTAGGATCCTGCAATGAGTCACGGGCAAACTTCCTGTCTAACTAGACTCATACCTGTCTGCATCCGCTAAGACGAACCGCTAAGTTCCTTCGACATTACCTTATCCCCATTTGCAAGGGATTATTCAGTCACCACAATCCATAGGCCGTCACCTTGGATTTTTATTTTTGGAGCGGATGAGGGGAATCGAACCCCTGTCATTAGCTTGGAAGGCTAAGGTAATACCATTATACGACATCCGCCTAAACTTCAACATCAACTTTACTAACTGGTTCAACTGTTCTAATCTTTCCAGTTTTGTCGTATGTTCTATAAACTTCTTCAACTCTAACAGAGCCTCCAAAGTCTTTGTGCGTTACTACAATGTTATGAATCTTATCACCGACATTCAATTGTCTAACATACTCACTCACAATTCTTACTGGTGGTACTGGTGATACTTGCATTATAGTAACTCCGAATAAAAAGGACAGTAGGTGTTCTTACTTTTAGCAGTTTGAGGGGTTGCAGGCCGCTTTATTTTCTTATACATTAGTCGCCTCTTCCTACTGTCCGCCCCTGTTTAATCTTGTTGGTTTCTAGTGAGGGATTTCCAACTTCCCACCTGAGTCTTCTATTTAGTGTCGTTTTCAGGCTTAACCGTGTTTTTACTCACTCGACAAAATCGAGCGTCCGACTCGCCCGATATTAATTGGCCTGCCCTGTAGGATTCGAACCTACGACCCACAGCTTAGAAGGCTGTTGCTCTATCCAGCTGAGCTAAGGGCAGATTTCTATGTTTCATAAAATAGTCATACAAGTATTAATGTACCATATATGAAACACTTTGTCAATATGTTTTAATTTTTTTCCCTTAACTTTATCCATTCTTCATGAACTCTAAGTTGATGCTCAAGTTCATAAACTGTGTCTTCTAATAGAACAACCTTTTTAAAAAGATGTTTAATAAGTTCTCTGTCAGAGATGCCGAACATTTTTGCTTCATCATCGATAATACGAACATCCGAAACTTCACTTTCTAAAAACTTCATCACACACCAAGAATTCTGGCAACATCATTGTGTCCAGTTTGAATTCTTCCCCCATCACGCAACCAATCTTCTACTTGTCCAAAGTAGAATGCAGCATCTTCTTCTCCACGTTCCTCTAAAAGAACTTTTGCATGTTTACAGAAAGTAGTCAAAGACATTGCATCTATTTTACTACTATCATTCATTGCAGCTGGTTTCCAGTTTCCTCTTCGCTGATTACTCATTTTCTACTCCCAATTATTTTGAGTTTCATGTCATCACTTCTAACGAAGGCATTTAAAACAAATCGTCCAGTCTCATTAACTGCATAAATCAATATACTGCGGAAACTATTTTCTTTATGAATTTCATATGCCATTTTTATGGCATCTTCAAAAGTTTTTGTTTCCCCGACTTGTTTTGTTGAGGTTTGAGGTTTAAATGCTATAATACTGTAACTTACTGCATTTAATCTAATATCTTCCTCATACTCATCCAAATCCATCTAAGTCCCTTTCTTGAAAAAGTTTAGATTGGCAAGATACATGTGTTCGTATCTATTCCACTCTTCATCAAAAATTGTTTCCAACTTTTCTTTAGAAAACTTTTCATACGCAGACTCAAAAAACTGTTTCTTGGCAGAATCATAATCCAGCCCAACAGAATAAAGTCTACCTATATTATTTTTTACTTCAGATATTTGTGACATTGTAACTCTCCATCAAATTGACTTGAACAGGGATTTCTTTTGTAATAGTATGCAGTTTTTTTATGACTGTATTAACATCATCTTCCGTTAAATATCCCTTAACATTGTCTTCAACAATGCCAGGCAAATTTGCAAATTCACCATTGATGAATACTGCGATTTCATAAGGAGCATTTTTAGAACCATATGCACCCTCACCACTGATAACACTCAGTTGATGATGCTCACCGAAAGACAATAATGACTGGAAACCGCCAGGCATATAATCTTTTTCAATCATTTCAAAATCTGCAAGTTTCATTTTAAATAGTCCACTTCCTTTGTTCTTCAAAAGCGATTTGGGCGGCCTGATAATAATCACGATCTTCATCATTCATGTGACTGAAGTAAAGTCCAACTTTATCCAGTTCAATCATAAACTCTTCTGGCGACTCAATATGTCGCTGACTTTCTAAACTCTCTTGTACAGTATCCATAAGAGTTTTTATTTTTTCTTGTATTTTCGACATTTAGAACTCCTTAACTATAATACTTAGTCGAAAAAACCAAAAATGTAAAGTAACATTCTACATTTCTCCAATTTCAAGTGACCAATATTTACCATCAGACTTAAGTTTTGCAACAACATCTAATGCCTGTTTTTCCGTTAGAGCTTCCCAACGGAATTTTTCTTCACTGAATCTTTCTTTCGCTTCAACAAAAAACATCTAAGTACTCCTGATTACTAGTTTCCAAAACTACGATGTGGCCAAAATTCTCTTCAAACACTTTAAGGAGATTGAGATAATCTCCAGATTTCATATCTTGTATGATGGACTCCGAATCTACACCACATATAGAGGCAAGTTTTTCAGCGATTCCAAAAAGAACAAATGCGTTTCCTTGGGGCCCGTCCAAATCGATATGAATTTTTTCATTGTATTTTTTTGAACGAACTGCCATGAATTACACTCCTGTGAATTCGTAAGGTTTGTCCCACTTACCTACATTGATGTCCAAGTAATACGCAGTATCGAAATAATCAATCATCGCATCACTGTTGTCATACCACTTAGGGCCATCTTTAGAGAAAGCACCTTTCATAGCGGCAACCAACTCCTCAAAGAATTGAGAAGCTTCACCGTACTGATCTGGGTGGTAGGGATTTGCTTGGAAGTAACCTTCGTTGGCGTAGTAGGGCATGTTCCTGCGTTCTGATATCTCTTTGTTTTTTGCATTGGCGATACCAATTAGATCAAGAACACCACTCTTAATGTTTACTACCAAAGAGGAATGATTGTGAACACCAATCGTTCCCTTGAATCCGTACTTCTTAAGAACGGATTTGATCGCAGGAGCGAGTGATTTTTTCATTTCTTGGGAAACATATGCCATAATTTAGATCCTCATCACTGTTTTCATCAACTTACATATATAATATAATACTTTTTAGGGCGAATGTCAAGCCCTAAAGAAGAATTTTTTACATATTTCGTCAATTTTTTCCTTGCCCAATTCCCATTCGTAGAGATAATTCTCTAATTTTCTATAACAATATGCATCCGATTGAATATCAAACGGTTCTGCATCCTTTTTTTCGACTTGGTACATGGTTCTGAGGGCGGGAATCCAACTACAATCGTAAATCATCATAGCCTGTTTTAGTGCAGATTTGAAGGCACTAAGTTTTTCTTTATAATATTCTTCATAATACGCTTCGATGTCGGGTTCTGGATAATCTGGCTCTTCCCAAAGTCCATCTTCCATCAAACCAACAACATAATTACCCATCTTCGACATGTCTTTCACCTCTTTTGTTCACTATATTTTACATAATACAGTAATATTATGATAAAGTCAAGAATATTTTACATTTTTTAGTAGTCTGTTAGGTATTTTGACCAGTATTCACTCCAAAGGTCTGCGATAAATTCATCAATTTCTTCTTGACTCCAGTGCTCAACGAGTTCTTTTGATTTCAAACACTCATTTTTTGCCTGTTCCAAACTTTCAGACTCCTGTACGGCCTGAATTACAATCTCTTCAAACACTTCTTCCTGCTGGCATTGCTGTTCAGCCAAATGCATTCGGTTAAACTCCTAAGAATTTCCATCCGTGAGTAGTGATAAATGATTCAGATAAGTCTTTTTCTAATGAAAACGCTTCAATTTCCCATGGACGTTCTTCATATTTAGTTTCTGAGGGGATTTGGCCACCCTTCCACAACTGATGCTTGACTGAATGTTGTACTAATTCTTTACGAACATACTGTTTTACATGAACCATCTCATGTAAAATTGTTTCAACAAAGTCTTTTGCAGATAATTTGGAATCAACACGGACAATATACCAACGATCATCATCGTCAATACAATCGCCCCAGATACCTTCTTTACCATTTAAGTCTGGAATGAGTTCAACTTCGACAACAACATTTCTGTGTCGAGGAAATAAAATACTTTTAGCAAAAGTTACCACTAACTCTGCCAGTTTTCTTTTATTTTTAGTGGAACCTTTGACATAGAGTTCTTCAAAATCTACCATAACAACCTCTAACTGTTCCCTATACTATTAATATAGGGACTCCACATACAAATGTCAAGCTCTATTTTAAGATTTTTTGTATTTTTTATCGGGGGTATTTGTTAATTCTTTAACTATTTTATGAAACTCGACTGAATCTTCTGGAATTACTTTTTCCATTGAGTTTAATAAGACAGTTGCTCCCATACAAAAACCTTCAAAGTGTGCCTTTTTCCAAGTTCTTGTAAGTGCGACTACAAAGAATATCCCGATGGTGATAATCATCCACCATTCTAGATACATTTGATATCCTTTTAACTATATTTACTAAAGTAGCTATTGATATATGAAGGAATACCTTCCAATACGCTATCTTCTTTTGTTTCTTGATATGCTTTAATTCTCAAACCGATCTGTGTCATTGCATATTCAAGATGTTCTATACGTTCATTATAATCATTATTTCTATAAGACAGTGGGGGGTCAAACAATTCTAATTGTACTTCATGCATATTATTCTCCAATTTATTTTTTTTATTATTTAAGAATATGCCTTCTCTAGAACCCAAGTCATTGCAGATTCCCAACCATCTCTCCATGCCTGTTTTCGAAAATCATCATCCACCCAAGGGCAATTTTCAAATCCAAGTCCTTCACGACATGCTAGTGCGCCTTGTTGAAATGCTTCTCTATATTTCACAATAGTTCTTTTATTATGAAATAAACTTTTTTCTAACTTTTCCATGATGAAAGTTTCGATAAATTTACAACGACTCCAGTATTCCACTTTTTAGCTTCAACAAGAGCATCTTCTTTAGTGTTAAATGTTAGAAAGGGAGAGTCTGACTTCCAACCATTCCCTTCTCTAACATAGTCATATTCGCCCTCATCGATTTCGATTTGGACTCCATATACTATATCCATATTTAGTTCCTTTCAAAAAACTAATCTCCGATATGATTCCACTTTAAGATTTCAATTTGGTTTTCATTGTCCCTACGAAAACGCAAGTATCCGTTATCAATGAGCTGATCTAAAGTGTTTTCGATTGCTGCAACATCACTTTCTTCTTTGTTTCCACGGCCCCATATAAAACCAAACACAGTGAAAATGACTGCAGTAATTAACATCCAAATTTCTATTGGCATTGTTGTCTCCTTTAAGATTTCGATATAATCTAGTATTCTTCATCCGCAAGAGCATTAAGTTTGGGAAGTGCCCAGAACATAAGAGTCAATCCAAGCAGTGAACCAAGAATTGCTTCCGTAAAGGTAGCAGTATCCTGTTCAAGTCCACCAACAGAACCAAAAACCAACAACATTCCAATCATAAAACGAATCATAATCTAATCCTTTCGTTATTTCACTATAACATTATGACAGAAAGAACGAAACTTGTCAAGCACTTTTTTAACCCCAATCCTTGAAGTCACCACGTTCTTCGTTATCATTATAACCTTTGGTGTACTCTACAATCTCTTGAGCAGTCATATCCTGCATTTCAACACGGTCAGAATTGTATGACGCACCTTTATAATAGTGAGGGTTGTAATCTCGTCTATAATAACTATCCGCACTCCCTCTATCATAAGGGCCTCCATGACGTTCATCATACTTACATTCACTCTGTTGTTCTTGAGCTAGTTTATTCCACCATCCCATTTCACATTTCCTTTCATAATATATTAAAGATTTTGACCAGACCGATTTGACCGATTTGACCAAATTTTTGACTCGTTTCTATTTATACATATACTATATCAGAAAGTCTTACAGGAGTCAATAGAAAATGTCGGAAGGAAACCCCAATAGAACCATGGAAAGAATGCGAGTCTTAGAAGAATCTCTCAATATTGCACACGATAAAATCAATTCATTAGAAATGGCACTCTATCTTGCAAAGAAACAAGAGAAAGAACTCAAAGAAAAACTTTCTACTTATGCACTACAACTTGAAAAGAAGAAATCTTGGAATCCCTATCGAACAGACTGAGAACTACTTTCGAATTCCCTTTAAACAGTCTGAAATCAAACTGACAGTTCTTTTAGACTGAACAATCTCATAGTGATTACGATCAATTGCATAATAGTCAACATCCTCTCGACTCATCATTGATTCCATTGTGACTACGCCATCATTCTTTCCTGCTATTAAAGGAATATCTCCAGTTGTTGTAATCACCTGTTTCCATGGAATTGCAATTCTAATCTTTCGTGACTCTGTGATAAATCGACTGGTAGGAACGATATCTGCAAACAATTGATATTGTGGTGCGACCCATCTTCCCCAGTGTGCAACTTCAGAACCGTTAAATGGTGTTGCAAGCGAAACCGCAAACGAAGAGTTGTATGCAAATTCTTCCTGTAAATAGATTCCGTAGATGCCTCCTAGAGAATGCATAATATAAAATAACTTGTCATTAGGACGCATTTGTTCTCTCAACGTTTCCTTTAGAAAGTCTAGGTTCTCTTTCGCAGTTGCATCTTTGGAATTATAGTTAAGGTATATTGGATTCTTTGCATTAATGTTCTTTTGAATAAACGCAAAGGTTCTTTCAGTTGCAGTTGCACCGTGAATGTAAACAATTCTCATCTCTCAAACAACTCCCAAAATTTTCCAAGAAGTATTAAAAGACCTCCAAAGATTAACCAAGTCATAGAGGAGCCGAATCCATCATAGTACCAAATAAATGGCATTGCGCCGATCCAGACTGTCTTTGTAAGGTAAGACTTCCAGTTCCATAGAATGTATAGAAAACCATCAAAGGAACGTAAAGACTTCGGACGTTCTGGGCCAAAGTCTAGTTTTGGTTTCGGTGTATCCTTATTCATCCACCAAACCCACCAACAAATAGGAAGAAAGAACAGTAAAAAGATTCCTATTTCAGACATTTAGAATTCTCTCTGAATACAGATACCCTGCATATCTAAAGGATAATATCCATTCTCTCCACCAGCCGTCACTGCAAGTTGTTCTCGATCTGCGAAACACTCGTACATTGTATTGTATGTTCCTACGTTTGTTGCGACTACTTCGTTTTCCATTAAGATTATAAACACTAATGTCCACATTAATCTTTTACCTTTCTCCAAGCATCTTCAAATCCCTCTAACCATATCTCCATGTCTTCTCCTGCATAATCATACCAGACTCTTCTAAAGTATCCATCTGCAGAATCCATGATAGTATTATGAGAGGCGTTGAGATGCCCCTTGACTAACCAGAATAGGCGATATGCTTCTTTTTTCTCCATAAAGGTATTTAGAGATTTTACCCCCAAAAAAAAATTTTTTAAAAACACCTTTTAGAAAACTTGCAGACTTTTTAGAGGCGTGTCGGGTGACTATATCATCTCCGCAAAATTTTGTAGGAGTCCCATAAATTTAAAGTTACACTCTAAGTATTTTTCAGAGTGACATAAAAAAACCCTTAGAGAATCCTTGCAGACTCCCTAAGGGCAAGTCACCATTATCTAAGGAGATATTTCAGTCAGTTCCTAATACTACTTAGGTAAAATATCATGCACCAATGGTCAAGTAATAGCCATCAGCACTCACAGTCATATGCTCATCTTCACTACTCATTATTCTCAATTCACTACCTGTAAAATGAATACAGGCTTCATTCATAATGTCGAAATCCTTTGAGAATATTCTAACATTCTCTATAGGATCTTTCCAATTTTCCATACCAGCTGTCAGTTCATCAAAGGCTTCTGACAGAATGGATTGTCTTTGCATATCAAAAACAGTATTCATAGTCTTCTCTCCTAACTCATAGCACGAACATGTTTACCTACTTGTCCGTCTAAGAAGTCTCCCTTACTAGCCCAATTACGAAAGGCTGAACACTCAGTTTCATTTACCATACATGTGGCAGCTAGAGGACAAGTATCACAAGGACATGATCTCTTATTCAGTGGCCCTAAGAATTCTTCAATCTTCTCTGAGAGAACATCAGAGAAAGTATCAGGAACACCTCTCATAGCTTCTGCATCTATCCAAACTTCATGAGTCATTCACAATCTCCATAGAATATTTAAATTTATCTGAATCATCATCAGCATAGTTAATATAACAGTTTGTCAAGAAGAAGTCAAGCACTTTTTTAAATTATTTCCAATTTTTTTTAAATAATTTTTCTTCCTGAGCATAAGCAGATATCTCCCAAGGCTGTGTCTCGTAATTACAGTCATAATAATTACGGCCTTTGTACATATATCCGTCAACTAATTCTTTCTTGATTATTTGTTTTGCGTGAACCATCTCATGGGCGAGAGTAGTCATCATCTGGTTCATATCTCCAGACTTCCAGATATCGATATAGACAAGTTTCTCAGTACCCCAGCAGAGTCCAAGACAATCATCTAAATCTTTTCGAAAACGGATTTGAATAAGGCGGGAATAATATCGATTAATACCTAGATCTTTTTCTAGATCTTTTACATATTGGTATACTTTTGCAGAGTCTTTAATGCGTCCTAGTGAAACAACAGCCATATAGAAAGTTCTCTAACCAAACAATATGCATATTTTCGCATTTTCTGAGAATTCTGTCAAGCATTTTCGAAGGTTTTTTCATGAATTTTTTCGATGATTCTCTCAGATTTCATCGATATTATCTATGATTTGTTTCGAAACCCTTTGCGGCGTTCAGAAATTTGCTCCGCAGATTTAGACCAAGGGGGTAAAAACTTGTAGCCTTCGTATTTCTATGGTTTCTGCAACAGATTCAATGGTTTTTTGTGGGTCTTTGTGGGAAACCGTGGGATTTTTAGAGTAAATTTCTATAATAATCCTAGTAATCTTGGAAGGCAATTCATAATCAAACAGTGTGATAACAGTCCTAAAAGGATTCCAAATGCTAAACATTCTTCTCTACTGCAGTATTCTAAAAATGTTGACAATTTTTCCATGGTTTCCCCCTCTGAGTTCTATTTATAACTCTTTCAGGTTAACTGCATATATGTCCATGAAAGACTAAAAACGACTATCAGAAAACTCAGTAATTCTAACTTTGTAATGATTCGATACATCTCCTTATCCTATTGTATTTACATACCCTGTTCGATTAAATAAATCTGCAGGATTGCACTGTGGCTGACTCCTACAATTTCTTATATTATGTTCCCATTGTAATGAATTCGGCATCCAGTCAAACTCTGGTAATTCTCTATTAGATTCTAATGAGGTTGTACATGATACCATTATTAGTGGTAAAAATAGGTATAGTTTTTTCATAGCATTTCTCCTTGTGAAATATAGAGCATACTACGAAATTACTCTTATTTTAGTTGTGTTAAATTGTAACTTCTACGAACTTTCTTCGTGACTTACTGAACTGCTTAGAGGGTTTATTAAATCTCAGTAATTCTTTTGTACCTTGTTTAATATATCCTACGCATTGTCCATTCTCAAAAGCATAGATATGATTAGGATATTCCCACTCTGTAATCTCTTTTAGAAATTTCATTCAGTCTCTTCCTTAACGATAAAATTAACTTTTACAATATTATCTTTTTCTTTCTTAATAAAGAATTCTAGAGAATTCTCTGTAAGAATCTTTCTCAATTCAACGAGTGTAACTTGTCTTAACTTCATTCAGCAACTCTTTCGTAATTCTATTTGCAGGCAGACATGCAACATTGACAATCTCATCATTAAATCCAGCAATCGAAATCACCTCTATTGCAAGACGATCACTATTTGCAGGGTTATTAATGAAACTCTTGCATTCGTTCTGTGTATCGAATTGCAGACTCTTTACTACAAATGGATTTGTATTCATCATGACAAATAGAATTAACCACTTCATCAATCTTCTCCTAACCATTTTATTGCACGTTGCAATACTTCTACGGACTCTTTCAGTTTACCAATTGCAGTATTACAATTATCACAAGTCCAACCTCTTACTTTTCCAGTTTTATGACAATGATCAAGTCTTGCATATGAACCATCTACAGTATCATGACATATAGGGCAATCCAAAGACACTGGTCTACTATATTTCTTTGCATCAATTCTGTTAATAGAAACTTTCTTTGACCTACACTCTCTACATGATGGGCGTCTGACTTCACGAAACTTTGTGTCGGATGATGCATCAAAGAACCTTCGATTTACTTCAAATTCTTCAATATGTTTTTCTATCTTACAATCTCTACATACTTTAGATACAATTTCTATCGATTCTCCAAAAACATCTACGACTTGCATCTACTCATACTCTATTTTTTCATCTTCATGAAATGCAGGATATCCATACGGCAAACTTCCATCAGAAACTGAATTGAGTTTACTAGGGGCACGATCCCAATCAATCTCAGAATCTTTCTCTGCATACTCCGCACGTTTCCGTAACTCATGGTGTTCTTTGCAGACTGCTTCGAAAGTTGTCCATAACTTCTGAAACTTCACATCATACAATTCTTTAATACCAAAGTAACGATTCATTAGTGCATCTGATACCTTTGAATCCATTCCTTCCCACTCAGGGGCATCTATGAAGTTGGATGTAACGACATCAATATCCTCACATACATTCCAACAACTCATTATATCTTGTTCTAAATCAAATATCTTCATGTTCCATTGCACTCTCTAACTGTTGAAGGTAGATTTCAAACTTCTCAATCATTCCTTGTGCAGCATCCACCGCACGTTCATCACCCATTTCTTTGTATGTCTGAATGTTACTTTCACACGCAGCAATATATCCTTGGAGTTCTGAAATCATTCCTTGCATTTTTCGATCTTTCTTTGTTACTACTCTCTTATTATAGAGAAAGTGCAAGAACTTGTCAAGCACTTTCTTAGAGAAAATAGAAAAATTTACGGGCGTAACCGCAGGGCGGTCACAGGCGGTCAGGTCAAATATAATGAGTGGATATGTAAGACTCAACCTTTAATATAAAGTTTCTTTTCATACTCTGTAAACCATTCTGGGAGTTTATCTACTAGTGGAAAAGGATTATCTTGGTCTACCCAATGAGCTCCACCTTCTTTATTTTTATCCCAAAACTTATACTTCAAGTACTTGTCTTTTGTCAATTCTCTTATATACATATCACCATTTGAATTAACAAACTTTACTTCGTTATTCTGTTGTGATGTGATTGCAATTTGAGATTGTGTCAATTTAAAAATCTCAATAAAATAATCTAGGTCTTCTAACACCCACTGGTTATCATTTAATATTGCCCAAGCAACAATTCTTGGCGATACCCAATGGTCATAAGTTGGTTTTTTTAATTCCATTGCCTCAGCAGAAATCAAACCAGTCTTCGCTTCATTGTTACCCTTTTCATGACGAAATACTAAGTCATAGAACTGACAAACTGCAATATGTTTTTCATCGTCATCCATATTATCCCATTCTAGGGCGTCTTTACATAACTGTGTGTGGGCCCTTCTAGCTGCCTTTTCCCATTTTTCCATCAAATCACCTCATGTTCATTGTGTAGTTGAGGAACATACTTCAAAGAAAAATTCCCAGCAAGGTCAATATTATTATTTTCAGCATACTTTACAACATCAATCAAACGCTGAATTTCATTTTTTATCACTGTCTCTTTTTTACTTCTAATTAAAAGTACTTTTTCTTGATTAGAGCCATTAATTCTTGCTACACATGTTTTGGGATTTCCAGTCATAACAGATTCAAAATAGTTGAATATTGCTCTCTTATCATAATCCTTATTCTTGACATCTGTAAAGGTTGCGGTGAAAGTATTGACATCATAATCCTTTGCAAAAGATGTCAGTTCTTGTTCACTAATCGCATCAACAACCCTAGTCACTTGACCCAACTTTTTAAAAACTAGTGAAGTGTAAAGAGCAATCTTTCCATTGGACAATTGTGCATCTGTAAGAGCTTGAACAATATCCTCTTCAGAAGAAGTCATAACCTTCTCAACTTTTATCATGTTGACAATTTTACCAACAATATCTTCTTGTGTCCTTGGAGTCTTTACATTTTCCTCTTCTTTATTTTCAATCAACTTCCATTGCGACTTCCAATAAGCGGCGGACATACCACGAAAATCTTCAAATTCAACAATCGCAACCCACATAGTTGATTTATTTTTACCAACATGAGCAGCGTAACGATGAAAACCAGTAACCAATTCACCAAATTCTTCATCCACCATTTCTACTGTAGGCGGAACATGGTATTGCGGTTCGTACTTTCCATTTGAGATGATTTTCATAAGCTTTCCAACTGCACCCTCATCAGTTTGAGCAAATCTTACATCATTTTTTTGCTTATTTCCGACCAACTTATCCAAAGGAAATTCTCGAAATCCTATAACTTTCATTCCTTTTGAAACTGGTTTCTTAGGTTCAAATGGTACAGACATTATATACTATCCTTTTCACTTCCACATTATAAAGAAATTGGGGGGCATTGCACCCCCCTAGTTTTTTATTGTTATGCAGCTTGTGCAGCCAATGCCCTATAACCAGCAGCAACAACTGAACGAGGCGGAGTACCAAGACGATAGAAAGTCTTAGTGCGTCCCTTAGTATCAGTGTGCTGGTTTGCAAAAATTGCAAAACCCTTCATACGAAGGCTAGATACTGTCGCACGAGCATTTCCAACCTTGAACTGGTTTTCAATCTGAGCAGCAGTCAAACCTTTATCATTATTACGAAGAGCCTCAAGGACTCGATCTTGTTTTGTCACAACATTTGCATTAGCCATGTTTTACATTCTCCATTTTAAGTTTACGAAATGTTAACACTTCACATGTTAACTACAGACAGTATATCACAAATAATTCCTCTTTGTCAAGAAGTTTATTCATTAATATACTGAATTATTTTAGACTTTACTGTTCCACCAGCAAGTCTAAGACTGACAACATATGATTCAGCATCATCATATGAGTCAAATACTACAGGCACCATGTTAAAGTCACATCTGCCAGTATCTTCGGTTATATACATCCAAGTATCCTCTCTATCAGAAGGATTAATCATAACAACATATCTATCATCATTTGACATTTTCTTTACCTTTTAGAAATTTGTACAGTTTTACATAGTATGCAAAACTTTTTGGATAGTGTACAGGACTTGGATGATGAGGAAACATCAATAGAAATTTTTTATATTCTAATTCTGCTTCCTCATTGGACATTATACAATTAATCCACTAGTCTGTTCTGTCCATGCCTTTTGTACATCTTCATTCGATTCTGTAATGAATACGGCATGACGAATTTTCATTTCTTTAGGGTCTGAAATACCAGTTGCAGCAATACCATGTGCGAACCCCATGTTTTGATTTTCGCCAAACACAATCATTCTGGGGTTACTAAGAGTGATCCCAGTAGCATCATCTTCAACTAATCGTCCAATAAACTCACCAACAGGTGTCACTACAGTGATAATTTGATTTTTTTCATAACTCATTTTAGTTTCCTTTAAGTATTTAATCTAGATTGGGTTTGCATTCTCTCTTTTAGGTAAGTTTGATAGTGAACCCATTCACCATCTTTAATAAATCCCCATTCTTTCTTCTTACCAAATCGAAAGAACAGTGTCCATGCCGAACCACCTTGAGGAACTTCCAAATAGTGCAGACTTCCTGCCCTTGAAAATCTCATGTGTCCAGGCCCTCTCCAAAACTTACCTTCTGGAGTATGTTCCCAATAACCACCTTTTAGGATGATGGTAAAATAATCCCATGGATGGTCATGAAAAACTGGTTCATCGGATAAAACTATTTTGTGTAGGTAAGCATTAAAAGGAACCTTCCGTCCCTTTGAAAAATTGTCTACCTTATCTCTAAACAATAAATGCCAGCGATGCATGTATGGTGTAGTACCATCTCTGTCATAGATAATTCTTTTCCTACCGAACACTTAAGTCTCCAATTCAAATATTATGTTCATAATACACTAAACATCATGTACTGTCAATATGTTTTTATAAAATTCTTTCATACACCCATTCAGGCGTTTCTGTTCTACTCTTACCATTTACTACACCATCTGCACCAAAAGATGCAGCCCAACTATTTGGTTTTAACTTTGGTTCAATACCAGTCATACCAAGAACATAACCCGCCGCCTCTGATGCAGCGCAATTAGAGCCGTGTTGGGGATTTGTATTAATGTCCAAATGTATTTCAATATCAAACTCATCGATAAAAGGTATTACTTGTGTATATAATTCGCACACCTTTCTTACTTCGTTCAACATTCTTAGTTTAGGTCTGTCTTTCTTTAAATCATAATCATCTTCATATGATATATTAGAGAATATCCGACATCCACTATTTCCATTCATATGGACAATACACACTGCAGCGTATCTGGCCTTTTTCTTTCCTTTTTTAGTAAGAAAACGAACACTGTCACACCCTAGATATATCTTTGTTCGATTATCTAGGGTGGACAACAATTCTACCATATCCTCAATTTGAGTTGCATTTAACATTATTGTAATATAGCCCTTAAATTAAACGACATTGTTATTCTCTCATCACCACTATGTTCTGCAACCCCATGTTCATAATCGGCAGGGAAGATTGCAACATAACCGTCTTTTCCACTATACTGAACCTCATTATTAAAATTTGTTGGAGAAGATTCAGTATTTTTTACATATAGAACACCAGATAGTTGGCCAACATGAGTATGCATCGGATTTACATCACCAGCATTTGCATAATTAATCCAAACACCCCAGTCATAATGATCTTGAGTTCCATAAAAAGAAACTCTATGGCGTAAAATTTCTAACCTTTCTTCCATACTTTTTTTTAGCAATGGTGGAAATGTTTTTGCAATATACAACTTTCCAAGTGTAATCAAATATGCCTGTGTAAAAGAAGACTCCTGTAAATGTTTAGGAACACTAATTTGATAGCTGTTTAGTCCAGCATTAACATGTTCTAATAATATACTTAACTCATGATCTTTAAACTTTCTACAATGTTCAGTCCACTCCAGCAATTCTTGGTGTATCGCAGTTGGAAGTTTACCAACAAAAACTGGAGTATTTTCTAAGAACTGAAAACCTTCATAGATGTTTAACAGATCCTTTACAGATTGTTGTTTCATTACATACCATTTTCTGGATACTTTTCTGGATCTTGTGCATTCTCATCAACGACAACTTCAGCGTCTTCCACTACAGTTTCGTCAAGGGTTTCTGGATTGACAAATACTTCCTTTTCCACTTGTGTCTCAACACCGGCGGATGGTTGTGGTGCAACTTGCATTCCTTGAGTTCTCATTGCACGAGCGATCATTTTTCTAATACGCCGTTCTTGCAATTTTTGATTTTTTTCTGCAACTTTCAACGCAAGTCGATGTTTTCTACGTTTAGTATTATGCAGGCCATGTTTTTTTGCCCTTCGTGCAACACCAGCTCTATCTTTTAGTTTATACATTTAATTCTTCTCCAAGTTTTTTAATTCCAAGTGCCCAATTTTCTGCAGCATCCTCTACATAGTTTATAGATTTTTGCGGAAAATCTTCTGTAAAAAATAACATTCCTTCATTATCGAAATATTTAATAAGATTGATATTTTGTACAAAATCGACATGCACCTCTGCATATCCTTTTTGATTATCAGCGTAATAGGTAGATATTTTTCGTGTTTTCATTTTTTTCTCCCTGTATAAACTGCACAATGTGCATAAAAAAAGGGATGCAAGATTTTCTCTACATCCCTTTGTCTTTAATTCTTATTCTTAGTCGTAATCCGATTCATCATATCATTAAATTCATTGGGATCTATTAACTGATCTCTATTTTTTTCAAAATGGTTGTCTAATATTTCTATCCTAACTAACTCCATTAGAGTTTCTGCAATCTGTCTTTTTTCCGGCGAACATGAAGTCAAATATATTCTCAATTCAGTCTGTGTTGTACAACTCCACAATTCGTCCATTATACCATGATATTTTTTTGGTATGTTATCGACTCTAAATTCCATACTAGTCTCCTCATTCATATTTATTACCATTTTGCCCGATAAAATATATGAGAACCAATACGTCCAATACGATCTTTTTTAGTTGACCAATATGGTTTCACATAGGTAGCGTGATAGTGAGTCGCACCCTCAGTCAATCCACGATATGAACCAAGATAAAAATCTCTTGCAAATTTTCTAGAGCGATCCCATGCAGTGACATCACTTGGAATATCAGATTTTCCATCACAATACCAAGAGAACTGACAACGATTTCGAACCATTACCATTTTATTTGGATCTTTCCAAGATGGTTTTTTTTCACCTTGATAAATAACATCACAAATTGTGTCTGGAAAATGTTTATGATTTACTCTGTTTTGGACAACATCACTGACAGCCATTGCATCAGCGAGTGAAACTGCCCGTGTTTCCCAATATATATTAAGTGCAAGACACTCAATGGACGCAATATCATCAACAGTCATCTCTCGTTTTTCGTCCATGTGTGTCGCTGCGGATGCGACTGAGAGCATACTAACAACTATAAGTCCATTTAATGCAATAACTGCAGTATTTTTAATCTTTCTTCCGAATTGTGTAAGCGCCATGATGTGCCTCTTCCCATATTAAATCATCACCAATATCCCAACCCATCTGATTTAGTAATTCAGTAGGTAGGGGCAGTACAAGATTTCCTTCATCGTCTTCTTCTAATTGTACTGACATCAACTCTCCTTCTTTCGCCTGTTCTTCTCTAAGACGCCGGCCCATATAATCCCAATAAGATTCACGCCTGATATTGTCAACCATTAACTAGGGTCTCCCTTCTTTACATTTTTATATGGCACAAAATTATTACCATTTAGTATGAGACAACCATATCCATTTGGAAATACCGCAATAACACTATATGAACCTTTCTCTGGATTCATTAACCAAAAAGTCTCAACTTTAATCCACTGTCCATTTAATAGTCTTATAGTTGATATTGAACTACCTAGTGGGAGTTCTCCATATTTGTTTTGAACCAATTCGAATAGATAATTTGATTCAGTATCACAACCATGCATGGTTACTAATGGTGTTGGTGTTGGCCTCGGTGTTGGTTGAATCTCTTGTCCGTTTGCAATCCCTGCTGTCATAAAGAGCAGGGGTAACGCTAATACTGCTCTTTTGAACATCTTGATACCTCTCTGTAGGGGGAATACCCATCTAATATTTATGCGGCATCATATTCCTTATATGAAACCACATCGAGAAGGCGGTTTACCAGTTCACGACCATAGTCTGTAAACAGAATACCTTGGTTGTATACCCAATGTTCCACATCTTGCGAATGATAAAACTCTTCACTTTGAGTTAACCAACGAAGTGCAGTTTCTTCATCACCGGCACCCATCTCAATTGTACTCTGTACTAGAGACTTAAACTCGGCAACAGCCTCGGCATTACGAGCTTCTTCACGCTCAATCTCACGAGCAACTTCTTCAGATAACTCATCGGCCCACTGATTCAGTTCGTCCATGGTCATGGTGTCCCAATCGTAGCCACGAGGCCGAAAACCATATGCATCTTTATGTGCATCGGAAATATAACTAACTACTTGATACCGCTTATAATCTTCAACAGTAAACACGCCCATCTCCGCCCAATGTGCAGGATCGGTAACAGTGGTAGTATACCACTCTGCACCATTAGCCTGGCACTCTGCAACCCACTTGGCATTTTCGGTTTCGATGTATTGTTGAAGTTCTGTCATAACTTTCTCCTAGTAATCAATCGGGTCTTCATTATTATCATAACGAATTGGGTCGAAGTTGTCAAGCATTTTTTCACTATTTGACGAAAAATAATCTTCCCAATATTCAATGACGTAATCTTCGAAAAGATCTTTATTAAAATGGCTATACTTCTTAGTAATCCATTCTTGGATATCATCGTATACCATTTCTTCTAGTGTTTTTTCGATAATACTCATCGTACCATTCCTTCTCCGATACCATCAAGATAGATCAGGGACTGTTCTTCAACCCAAGCATCATATGCTTCTACCTCTACCAATTTTTGATTAAGAAGGTTTTCCAGAGTAGTAAGCGCCATGCGTTTTTCGTCACTTGCACCTTCTTTAAATGCAATGATTGCATTTTCTAAAACCTCAACTTCTTCAAACATACCAAAAGTCATGTATTAACTCCCACAAAAAAGTTCTAAATTTCCATCATCTGTCATATCAAAATTTTCAATGAAGATATGATGGGTATCACCAGATTTTTCAACTGCCTCATTCGCAGCACGATATAAATCTAACCAAGTATTTCCTTCAACCTTAACTTCCAGTCCTTCATAAAGAACATAACGAGTCTTGGCTTTGAGAGGCATCTCTTCATTACAACTATTGATATGGTCGTAAATACTCCAACGAGCAGTGAAGTCATTTGCATCCTTTACACCGTCCCAATATTGCATTTGACGTTCAAAAGGTAATTGACTTAACATTATACAAACTCCACATTATTTTCGAACATGTCGAAAGCAGATACGAAATCGATCTCCCCACTAGGGAGTTCAACAGTAAATTGAATATCGGGTTGTGAACCGAATTTAACACGGCGGTCAACAACCGTGTTACCTGAGATTGATGAAGCAGTCCAAACTGCTTCCATGAAAGATTTGAGTTCTGGAGTAACTGTCATAACGAATCCTTTTTTATCAACCTTACATGTATAATATAAGGGTTTTCGAACCAAATGTCAAGCTTTTTCTTCAAAAAAGAATCGTTTAAAATCAATGACTTATGATTTTTTTTGATCTTTTTTTCGAAAATCTTTTTCCCATGGAAGAGGGATTCTTTTCCCTCTTTTTTTCTCTTCAACAACATGAGCACTCATGTATGCAAAGAATCCCATGACAATCACTAAGAAAATAGAGAAAATTGTCTCTAAAATTTCCACAGTTAGATTTCCTCAAATCCAACTGCAGCAACACGGTACTTTGTAGTACCCATCAACATCTGGTCACCAACACTGGTTGAACGCAATCCCATGTGAGTCTGGTGTCGTTCACTCCAATGTAGAGGAGCCATGACAGTAACATCATCATTGTAATCTCCATTTTTTTCTCCTCCAAGAAACTGTTCTTTGATACTCCAAGAACCCATTACGTTGTTAGTCCAGCGATACGCATATTCTAGAGCGTCATCACCTGTTCGTTCACCAACCTCAACAAACGCCACTGTTTGTGGCACATCTTCAAAGGCGGTATGTATTACTGCAACTTGCATTATTGTATTTCCTCTTTACGATAAACTTTAACTGCACCATCTTCATACATGACGGTAACTAGTTCGTCACCACTCTCATCAGTATGAAGAGATGTTACTTCACCATTCACTGTCCAGTACCCATAATCAGTAATGATAGGGGCACCAATTTCCAACTCTTGGAACATCACATTCATTATGCTACATCCAATTCTGCATATGTTACTTTGGGAGATTTGCGGATCTTGTGAAAGAACTTTTTTGCCTGTTCATACGATTCAAATGAATAGACATGGGAGTACTTTCCGTAGATTTTGTATATCACTTTGTACATCATCATTCCTTTATCAACCTTACATATATAATATAAGGGTTTTCGAACCAAATGTCAAGCTTTTTGGAGAAAAAAGTTCAAAAAAAAGTCCTTGAAAAACAAGAACTTATAATTTTTTTTAAAAAAATGTTAAATATTTACACTAACACCGCAACCGCAAGAGCTCTTTGCCTGTGGGTTGTCTACTACTAACATACTACCAGTAAGACTTTCTTGATAGTCAATAGTACTACCTAATATATACATTAAACTGTGACTATCTATTGCGAGAACCTTTCGGTCTGACAATTCTATAATTTCATCTGAGTCTTTTATGGGCTCTTCACTACCAAGTTTCCAAAAGTATTCAAACCCAGCGCATCCACCGCCTTGCAGTCCAAACATTATATGAGTTTCATTGTTTTTAGATAAAACATCCAATAGGTACATTTTTGCACTTTCGGTAATTGATAGTACTCTTGTCATTTGTTCTTCTTTCTTAGTTTTTCTCGCAACGAGTCCATTTCACTACTGGTGTCCTTTTTCTCGTTCCTCTTTTCCACTTTAGTAGACTGTTCCCGCCGTAAGGAATGAATGTATTCTGTCTCAGTGAACCCACTTCTAAGTTCTGCAATTTTGAGTTTGAGTTGTCTTGTTCTTTCTTCTCGTTCATTTTGTTGTTGCTCTAAAAATTCCGTCCCAATCTTCTGGGAGATCTTGCGTTGACATGAAATTACAACGTTCCATCCACATATCGTAATATCCATCCATTTTGCCATCAAATTGTCCTTTCAATAACTCGCACAGTTCTATTGCCTTATCGAACTGTTTCTTTCTATAAAACTTTAACATATTTCTATGTACTAATTTATACTTTGACCAATCGGCATTTTCACCATCTAAAACTGTGTAGATCGGCAAACCAATACTTTTTCCTTTTACCGCAAGGTCGTCCAATTTTAAATAAAAGAAATCTTCTTTAGTTCTTCTATATGTTTCTGGGCCGATGATCAACAGTACACCATATGCCTTACACTGTCCCTCTAATCGTGCAGTAGTAGAAACCGAATCACCAAGAACATCATAACTATATCTTTTAGTCGAACCCATCTCTCCAATATAACCAACACCAGTATTAATACCAGCACCCATACCAACTGGTGGTCTTCCATCTGCAACAAGTCTATCATTAAATTTCTCAACCGCCTTCAACATTTCTAATCCTGTTCTTACAGATGTATGTGCATGTGATTCATCATCAACTGGTGCGTTATGAATATGCATAGATGCATCACCAATATATTTAATTATCATTCCGTTATTTTTTAAGACTGGTTCTGTAATAGCATCCATGTATCCGTTCATTATTTCCGTCAGTCCCTGCACATCATCACCAAAAGATTCTCCTAATGGAGTGAATCCTCTCAAATCAGAAAAACAAATACTAATCTCTCTTTTTGTACCTTTCTTTACAAGGTCTGGATTTTCTTGTAAAATTTTAACCACTGCCGGTGATGCATAACCTTCAAATTGTTTCTTGATAGCCTGTTTCTGTAAGAACTCATCCAAAAACTTTACAACATATCTACTAAGTCCAACTAATAATAAAATTGCAGAAATAGTAGCACCATCGATAAGTAGATTCTCTGTTCTAAATGCATATATCGATCCACCAACAAAACCTACCATAGATACAACATAAAATCCTAAACCAATATATGTCCACCTTGATAATAATATAATAAGAAGTCCTGCAATCACTAATGCAGTAATTTCACCCCACGCCTTTGCGTCTGGATGTCTTACTATGTTAGATTCATTGAAAACAGTTCCCAACATCGCCGCTTGTATTTCGTGTGGCCACACTCCACCTTTTGCAGTAGAAATTGGTTGTGTGACTCCAGATGCACTAACTCCAACAAATACAACCGCACCATCAAAACTATCTGGCAAATCCATAACACTTGCACTTCTATACCCCTGTGACCAATCAATCCAAACTTCTCCCAATTCATTTGTTTGGATAGGCCCATATTGTGGTATTCTAAGTTTATCTACCCCTAATGGTGATAACTTAATTTGGAAGGATTTGTCGCCGGCAAGTACTCTCAATACTTCCATCGTCAAACTAGGATATAAGACACCACCAGACTCAAAAACTAGTGGAGCTCTTCGTGTAACACCATCAATTTCTGGATAAGTATCAACTATCCCTGAACCAAGTGCATAAGTTTCAAGTAATTCAATATTAGATGTGATGCCAGATACACTTGGAATGAGATGCATAAACTCAGAATTAATAATTCCAGCGCCAGGGTTGATCGGTTCATTTTTATTCTCCTCAGATCCTATAATACTCAGAATGACTGGATTTTCCATCATTGTTCTTGACAGAACTTCGTCCTGTTCAAATCTATCATTTTCACTCATGAGTACATTAAACACAACTAATCCTGCACCTCTGTCGTACAGGTCTTTAATTATATCTGCATATATGTTTCTTGGAAATGGCCATTGTCCATATTGATTGATAGTTGCATCATCAATATTGACTGTGTAGATATTATTTTCTTGGATTGGTTGATTGACTATAAGACTATCGAAGTATCTAAGTCTTAAACTTTCTAATAAATTTGGATTTGTATAGTATCCGTAAGTACATAAAAGAAGTATAATAATACTCCATATGGGAGACAGTAAGAGTTTTTTCATTCTGGTAATTCCCCATCCAATGACTTCCAAATAAACACATGCAGTGATGTGTTTACAATTATTAAAGTTACGAAAAATAAATATCCCGCTAAAGTCTCCATTAGTACCTCATTTCGTGACTATTTATAAACAAAAACCCGCATTAAGCGGGTCTTGTTTTTAGTTGTAACTCCAATAAATTATGAAGTAAGGAATAGCGAAAGGCAAAGTCATTAAACTCATCATTTGTAGTAATTCGCAGAATTTACACACTTGTTCATTCTGTTTCACTTCTTCAAACTTTGTATCAATGATCTTCGCAGCCCGCTCGAACGCAACTGCTGTAGTCATTATAGCCTCCAAGTATGAAATGGTACATGTGATTGATATAATCACGAAACATATTTATAAAAAAAACAACCTCAATTGTTTCCGTTTATAGTTACCGAGCATCCCGCCGAATTTGTACAATATCCTGTAACACTATAAGAGCCTGGAGATGAAGTTACATTTTGAGTCAAGTTTAAGGTATATGCACCGCCAGAGTTAGTTAGATCTATTGCGGCTGTTGCGCTTTGACTACCTCTTTGGTCTACATCAACTGTATGTCCATCTCCAGTAAGTACAATATCTGCCCATTTCTGTCCACCATTCCCTCTTTGATATAGGTCTACTGTGTTACTGTCGCCCTGTATCTCTACAAAACCATCGTGTCCAGCCTTACCCATTTGTATATGTTCTACTGTATTACTATCACCATTTACTATATTTGCTAAGTGGTGTGCTGCACCACCACCACCACCTCTATTGGTATCTGTTTGATAACTTGCAACTGTATTTCCATCACCAGTTACAGTCCAATATGCCTCATGCCCACCAGTTTCGTCACCATCATATGTGTTATCATCGTGGATACCTTGCCGTATAGTAATGTCATTATTTGGCCCTGTAGAACTTAGATTAATATAGTTATTTTCACTGCGCTGTTGAATCTCCAAAGTGAGATTGTCTCCACTTTGAGTAATATAGATTTCGTTACTACTGACTTTGGGTGATATCGATAGTGTTAGTACCAACACCAAGGCGGTAATCGTATACTGCTTCATCTCCCTGCTCCACGTTTATTGTGTATCCGTTTTCTTGATGCAATTTCAAATCTAGTCTTTGAGTAACACCAGCATCTTCTCTTATAATTCTCCACATAGGATTAATATCTTCTATGGTGATTCTTGTTGTTTCGTCATAACCATACACTCTTTCTGCGAAAAATTCTTCATTCTGTTTATCTAATTCATCTCTAAATATTTCTGCAAGTGCCAAATTTAACTGATCTAACATGTCGTGTAATAGTTCTTGTAGATAATAATTAGAATCGTGCAATTCAGTTACCCATATATTTTTAATATCATCAGTTAATGCATCTTGATCTAAATCATCAAATTCAAGAAAATCTATATCCAGAAAATCAAACATTTTTCTGGCCTTCCTCATAATTTCTTGTTCTTCTTCCTCATAAGGTGACTTTTTTCTTAACATTAATAAATTATTAATATCGCCTTCAGATATATCTAGTGTAATTGGCGGTAATGGTTTCGACCACATACTTTTTACGATAGTAGATTGAAAGGCCTGAGTCATTATAACAAACCCTGTATCAGTTTCAACCAAAATTTCACCAGTGACACAATAACCATCTATATCACAACTTGGCAGTAATGTAATCATACTGCCTCCAATTTCATCAACAACCATAATAAAATCAGTACCCCTTACACTAATCTTTGCACTTGGAGTTCTGATGTTAACTCTTTGTCTACTGTTTGTGGCGATTTTACCACTTGCGTAACGAATAGTGCCTAATGTAGCCCGCAATCCAAGAGAACCAGTTCCACTATTAGGGTCATAAACAAATTCATCTATTAATAGTCTGGTATGTTCTGTCAAATCTACTCTAGTATTATCAATGAAATCTATTCGCATCTTACCACTTTCAGTAACTGCGACATCCATAGACTCAACACCTATGCCGTAATCACCAATAATAACATCAGTATCTCTTTCCAATACTCCACTTCCACTCAGGTCAGTTATAGTCCCTGCAGCACCATATAGGTTATGTGGAAAACATAACACTAAGAGTAATAAGAAGATGTATCTAAACATCAGTCTCGTTGTGTTATATTAACGTCTGCGTTATCACCAGAAAAAGTGGCGTCAATTAAGTTATCATAAATTCCTGATTGGGAAATTTTAAAATTTCCACCACCACCAGTAATGTCTAATGTAATACTGTGTCCGTTAATATCTCCATTTCCAGTTTGATCTATATCAATGTAGTTTCCTGGCGCACTTGTAGAAAGTCCTGTAGTTGCATGTGTGATTGTACCAGATGCAAGACTTGAAGAAGAATCAACTGTAACAGTGATATCTGCCTCTGTTCCGTCCTGTACTAAATCGATTACATTACCGTCACCAGTAATTGTGAAATCTGCAACTAAATTTTCTGCGTCATTGTTCTCGCCGATATACATCTGAAATTGGTTATTATCCCCAGTTGTCGTAATATCTAAAGTAACAGTTTCACAGTTTACACCCGAAGTAGTATCACAAGTCAAGTCCACTGTATTTGTATCTCCAGTAAATACCCATGTTCCTGTATAAGTATTACCTTTAATTACAGCGTCAATTTCATTGAAATTGCCCGTTTGGGTAATATCAAATGTCATTGTATCGCCTTGCAATGTCATATCAGTAGTCGAATCACCAATTTTATTGTCTTGTCCATCTTGTACAATATCTAAGTCCAGATCATCACCAGATTGTGTAATGTAGATTTCATTAGCGTATACTGGAATAGTGTACAGAAGTGCAAAAATTATTAGTATTTTTTTAAACATATTAGTCCTCTTGATTTAATTCCATTTTCCAGAGTTGTTTTCTTACTCCACCATAAACTAACTCGATCACGCCCTGTTCTATTGCTGCTCTGACAGCATAATTAACAGGTTCATTCGATGAAAAGCCGGTTTCAGTTTCTACGAGTTTTGTACCAAGATCTAAAAATTTAAATATATCTGCTCCACTTCGATAACTTGCAATGGTTTTATCCGTTGCGATACTCATCAACACCTTACCTGTACTAACACTTACTAGTCGCATAACCACAGTAACAGTATCTATTCTATATTCTGTTTGTGCGCCAACTCCTAAGTATCTAGCGCCGACACCGCCTGTCGCCGTATTTGAATCATAACCAACCACTCCCCCCTCAAGGATAAGTCCTGCAAAAATCATAGGACTTAGTGGTTCTGGGCCTCCTGGCCGATCTTTGTCATAGACATCTCTTGTTTGTCTAATCAATTGTCTTTCTTTTATTAAATTGTCCATACCAACACGTTCTACAACTTCAAACCATGTACCATTACCTACATCTTGAAGTGCCTTTATAACCCAAACCTCTGATCCTTGAGTTACTGCAGAACTTAAACTTGCAATATTAGATGCAGATTTTCTTTGTCCAGTCTTATCTAAAAACTGATAAACAGCAATCGTAATTTTTGGCCCATCAATTGGTGGAACCGCCGCAAGACGTTCCTTAATAGGACTCTCTTGCAGTTCTGGAGAAGTATTAACATCCCACAAAGTTTCAAGACTTTTTTGGGTTGCACATCCAGATAAAAATAAAAGAGAAATTATTAATGGTACTAATTTTATCAAAAACCAAACTCCCCTGTTGGAATTGTAATTTCAGTGACACTTCCATCCT